GAATGTGCCAAGTCGTTCAGCCTCGCCACGTTGCGCTGCTGCAAGTTCAAGGAACCGTGTATCTGCGCCCACACGCGGCGTTACTACTGTGTCAGGGTCTACACGAGGCTTTACTGTAGAAGCTTTGTCGCCAACCTTCTCTGTTGCTGGGGCTTTTAACCATGGGTATTTTTTTGATTCTTTTATATCTCGTTTCGCACTTGCTGTAATAGTATCTCGCAAGTCTTTAGGTAGCTTATGAAAGCTATGGGCGGGGTCTTTCAAGCTATCAAGATACGTTCGTTGATAATGATATTGTTCCTTTGCATAAGAATCACTATAATGTGGGGAAGCAGGATTCATTTTAGCACGATGCTTATCTCTATGATGCCAGTGGAAAAAGAACTGGTCATGCGTTCCGTCTTTGGGGTCTACCCCACTTGCTTTATAGCTTGAATGTTTAATTGCCTTTTTCCATGCGTCTGAAGAAATCAGTAATTCACCTTCCCTTAATATACTGCTTCTCATATCTGATATAATATCATCCCGATGTATTAGAAATTCATGAAGCTGCCCTCTTCTATTACCTGCTGAGGTTGCAAACTCTTTTGCGGTATGTTTTTGTACCGATACCGGAACCGTTTGCCCAGTTGAGTATCTTTGTTCTGCGATTTTTACCGAAGCCTCCTTCGCTTTTGGATCGCCCTTCTCCCATTCTGATTTGTTTCCTCTGTAAACCGTTACAAATTCCGGTAAATCTCTTGTAGTATAGTTAGCCATTCTTTGCACTTCATCTACAAATTGTTGCAACTTTTCGGGCGTTATCCGTTTTTCCATAGCCTCTCCACTATGACCTTTCTTAAAAGCTATATCCATAAAATAACTACGCGCATAGTCAACATCGTCACTATCCACCCCGTTGTGTGCATCTTGTATAAGGATTAAGGCGTTTGAAACGTGATCATAATTATTCGCCATTGCATCCCGTTCTTGTGTCTTAGCCAGATATTTCCCTAATGGAGATTTAAATGTTAGGGCTTCCTCTTTTGAAAGACCTTTATTTTCTTCTTCAAATCTTTTTGCACGTTCTTGATTTTCTGGAGATGCGGAAACAATCTTCTCGCCTCTTTTTAATCCAATACGATTTATACCACGTTGTATCTTGAACGCCTCTATCTCGTCTTGTAGTGCATCTAATTGCTCTAACTGTAGTAGTCCGTCTTTAACCCTTTGCTCTGAATTTGCCCGGAGTTCTCCCTGAAGATCGGACATCAATTCATTACTGTCAACCTTCCTTCCTAAAATTCTTACCATGGCGTTATTAATCGCACCTTCCCACTCATCTTTATCATCTGCCGCTTTTAGCCAGTCCCCGTAGTGTTCAGAGTCATACGTTGTGCTTCTATCAACACCACCCCAAGCCGAATGGCGAAGCGGGTGTTTGTTCGTCTTTATGTTATCAGCGAACCTCCGTGCCATACCAGCAACAGTCCCATCATCGTACCTACGATTTGTTATCGCATGTAACATATCCCTTCTATTCTGCACGGGATTGAGTCCAAAACCTGAGCGATTTAAGTCAATTTCTTCCCCTGTACGGCTATGTTCTGTGCTTAGACCTGAATCCTCGAACTTGATACCTAAATCATCAAGAGTGATTTTACCTTCGTCACCAGCTTCCCGTAACTCATCAATCGTGTTTTTCTCCCCCGTAGCAGCCGCATATTGTCCTGCTTTCAACTCTCTTGTATCGTAGAAGGTTCCCTCGTCTACCCCCGTATGAGGGCGTAACCCCAGTCTCTTAATTTCTTCAGGAGAAGCATACTCTCTAAAGTCTTCTGGGACATCATCTTTGGGTCGGTCACTTGAGGTGTCTCCGATACCCTTTATACCTTTAATACCTTCTTCCGCTTTTGTAAAATTAAATAATTTTGCCACATACCCAGAAGCGTGTGCGGCTTGTGCTACTTTCCTTGCCTTCTTGCGAGAATCAAAGGGGCCTTTACTACCCCAGTACCATTTGTTATCTCGCTGACGTACAGGCATTAATCGTTCTCGTTGTCGTCGTCTACGTCATCGTTGGGGTCTTTACGTTTATTAGACCCTGACGGATCATAACTTACTGTTGGATTAGTTGGGGATTGGTTTGGGAATGGAACTATAAAGGTTGCTTTCTTTATTTCACCTAATCCATTAGGAGATAAGTCAGCTACATAATCTACACCCTTCTCAATGAACCACATTTGCGAACCGTCTGGAGATACTTCTCTAATAGTAGGGGTAGAGAAGCCTTGCTCATTTAAAGATTGTATCCATGTTTTATTTATCTCAAGTCCCCAAGCCCTGTCCTCCGCTTTTTCTTTTCTCTTATCCGCCCATTCGTCTATATCACGTTCTTCGTTAGGAGATTTATCCTGCCAGTCTGGAGTACGCCCACCAGTGCGCCCCTTAAATTTACGCTCTGAGGATGGGATAGCTTTTTCCATAGCTTGAATATCAGGTAATGCTTCTCCGCCACCCTCTTCTCCGCCACCCGGTACTTCAGGTTGTTCAGATTTTTGTTCAGCTTCTTGTATTTGCTGCTCAAGTTGCAACTCCTGTCCTTGAGCTTGCATTTGAACAGTCTTAGCCATTTCTCCGGTAACAATAAATTCTGCGTCTTCCAAACCAACACTATCTTCTTTTAATTTAATTTCAAACCCCAGTTGGGCTAATTGACTTGCGATACCCACTCTCTGTTGAGCAAAACTAATTCGGGTCGCTTCTGCTTTTTCTTCAGGAGTTGGTAACAATAATTCAAAATCAGTTATCCCAAAAGCTTTCAAAATCTTTGGGAACACTTTTTCATGAAATAATCTTTGGTCGGATTCAACTACACGACTCATAACAACTAATTGTTGAGTCTGGGTGGATAGACCACCAAAAGCTTCTGGTGCGCCTTGCCATGCGGGGGTTACACCCCATACCGCCCCAACACGTTCTCGAATCTCTTCTTTAACCGGAAGATAATCCATCTCTTGTAACGTATGGAACAAACGTACCAAGTCTACTCGCCCTCTTTGGTTACGACTAGAAACCGCAACCATAGGGATGTAGTTCGGGTCTAACCTAGTTTGGGCGGCAATGTGTTCTCGTTCCTTACGCAAGCTTTCTGGATCATCAGTTGTCACCATAAGCATTGACGCTGGCATCTTACGCTCAAAGAAGTACCGATATATGTTCTTATCCATTCCAATTAATGTAAGAGCTTTTTCAAACACTGTAAGAATTGGAGACCACCCATACGTTTCGGAGGGAGAAAATTTAGAAACATGTATAATTTCGGTATCTCTAAGATAGATATGTTGGTTCCTGTGGTAGTATTTATACATTGCAGGAACACGGTCATACCCTTTCTTGGATTTCCCCGGCACTTCCTCAACATCACTTCGATCCATAGGACATATGAAATGAGCATTTTTAGGGAGACCGGCTTGATCAAGATCAAATTCAACAAGCGCGGGGTTTAATCGACGTATTTCTTTTACTTTAGATTTTATATTCCCCCCATCATCATAATACTCTTTTACTAAATACAAAAATCCATCATCAACAGTATTTATATCATTATGAAATTGTCTGAGAACCGACTCTAAACTTTGGTCAAAAACGTTAGCATCCGTTAAAAAGGTATTAAAAACTTTTAATTGTTCTCGATCAGCCTTTTCTTTTGTGGGGTGAATTTCCATGCCACGCCTAAAAACTTCTCCCGTGATATGTCCTAGAGCGGTACGAATTTCAGCTACGGAAAATGCAATTGTCTGTAAATCTTGCACAAGCTGTTGCCTGTATGCCATCTGGTGGCGAACCCATGTGTTGACAATGTGATCAAGACCTATTGACGGTGAAGAACTTGTGTCCCCCTGCTGCTTCATTAACTGAATGAAGTTCAACCCCTCGTTCATATCCATCATTTGCTGCGCCATTCCGGGCATTTCAGGCATATATTCAGATAATTTCATAAATTAATCCTTGGGTAATTCGTTTAGATTACTAGAAGCTATGGTATCCATAGCAGCTAGTTTGATAACCGCATCCATAGCTTTTTCTTTTATAAAGTAATCTTGTGACCGATTACTATGTACACGTAATTGTGCCAACTCATCATTTTGTTCAGATACTTTAATTTCTAAGTTCCTTAGTTTTTCTTGCGCCGCACTATATCCCGTTAGAACTTGATCTATTTCTTCGCTAGATCGTCCGCTGGAATCAGCTACATTATCTAAAATTCCTAAACGTCCCGCTTCTTTCATTAGAGATATAAACGCTCCCTCAGATATAGCCGTTACCGCTTCAGTCTTGTCGGGAACTTCATCATCCGGGCCGATGCTTTTTAAATCATCGTGCCACGTATCGAGAACTCTCCATGTCCCCGCCTCATCTCTATTAGCAATATATTGCTCATCACGTTCTCTAAGAATATTACCTAATGTCATTACTGTTCTCCTTACTTTACTTATCTATTATACTACAAAAATTAAAATTTACGCTATGTGGCACTTACTCCAACCACAAGATTTGCACGTTACGCACCCTCCCTCTTCTACAAGGTACACATTATCACAGCAAGGCTCATTATTTCCTATCTGCAATGATGCGTAATCTACATCGAACCCGTTTAATACCCCTTGTTTAGGGGAGTCCGCCTTTACTAAAACTTCCTTTTCACGGCTCCCCGACCTATAAACTGTAATCCCTTTGCAACCATTCTCCCACGCTGTCATATAAGCAGTATACACATCTTTAGTAGTCGTGTTATTCGCAAAGTTTATTGTTTTAGATATACCAGAATCACAAAACTCTTGGAACGCCGCTTGCATTTTAACATGCGCCTCTGGGGAAATATCTTCAGTGGTAACGTAAACTTCCTTTACCCACTTTGGAACATCAGGACGAGTTTTAATAGACCCCCCATTTGAAATATAGTCCATTAATTCATCCGAATAAAAACCATATAGTTTGGCATCTGTTTCAAAATATTTATTAATGTAATATAAGGTTTTCCCTTCTAATATATTCATCTTACGCCAAGCAAGAGCGAATGTTGGTTCTATCCCACTTGAGGTGTCCGCAAGCATAGAAATAGTTCCGGTTGGGGCGACCGTCAAACGGCAAGCATTTCTAAATTTTTCTCCCGATGACTCTCCTGAACTCATATAATCGCTGTTATGCCACGCTGGGAAAACGCCCCTTTCCTCCGCTAACCTACGAGATTCATTATCAGCAACGTCTTGAATGAACCCCATAAGAGTCCCACCAACTTGACGGCCCTGTTCAGTATTATATCCTATCCGTAATTGAATAAGCAAGTCTGCGAATCCCATAACACCAAGCCCAATTTTCCTAGTTGCTTTAGTCATTCTTTCTATTTCGGGCGTTGCGTAATAGTTTGCATCAATAACATTATCTAAAAAGCGTATAGCAATTTTAACTACTTTACCTAATTCCGACCAATCAACCTTTTCTTTCCAACTTAATGATGTCCCTAATGCTGGGGGCTTAAAGAAATTAACCACGTTAATTGAGCCTAAATTACAAGATTCGTTCCCTAATAGGGGTTGCTCTCCGCATGGATTGGTAGCAATCATACGACCGTATTGTTCTATAACATGGTTATCTCGATTTACAGTATCAAGGAAAACCACACCCGGCTCACCATTCCTCCATGCCCCGTAGACAATTTTACTGAAAACTTCACGGGCATCTAATTCTTCCACCACTTCATTATTTCGAGGATTGATTAGAGGATAATTCATCCCCGCTTTAACCGCTTTCATGAAATCA